AGGCTGCCGTAGGTACAACAATTGCGCTTTTGGAAAAAGGTGCTAATGTCATGTCCGGTATTCATAAACGGCTGCATTATGCGCAGAAGCTTGAGTTTGAGTTGATGGCAAAGTGCTTTTCTAAGTATTTGCCCGATGAATATCCGTATGATGTGCCTGGCGCGGACCGTAAAGTATTCCGAGAAGACTTTGATGACCGCGTGGATGTGCTGCCGGTGGCCGATCCCAACGTGTTTTCAACGTCTCAACGGATCATGATGGCCCAGACCCAGTTGCAACTGGCTCAAAGTGCGCCGCAGATGCACAACTTATACGAAGCCTATCGCCGGATGTATGAGGCGCTTGGGGTGCGGGATATTGACACGATCTTGAACTACGACGATACCCAGGAGCCGCGCCCGAAAGATCCGGCAACAGAAAACGCCGAAGCCATAGACGGCAAGAAACTCAAGGCTTTTGCTGGCCAGCAGCATGACGCTCATATAGTGAGCCACCTGATCCAAGGCATGAGCCCGATCGTGCAGGCAAACCCCCTGGCGTCCATGAACCTCACCAAGCACGTCCTGGAGCATGTTCGGCTAAAAGCCGAAGAGCAGGTCGAGGCACAGATCTTTGCTGAATATGGGCCGGAGAACCTTGGAATAGTCTCAGACATCCAAAAAGAAGCCATGGTTGCCATGCTGGTAGCTCAAGGTATGGGCGAGTTGCGCCAAGTTTCGGCTCAAATTTCTGGATCTAATGCACCTGATCCGTTAATCAAGCTCAAGGAACAGGAACTGGCTCAACGGGCACAGGCAGACCAGGCTCGTGCGCAAATTGACCAGCAGAAACTGGGTCTACAGGCCCAAGGATTGCAACAAAAAGCGGCTACTGATGCGGCAAGAATTGAATCTCAGGAAGGGATTGCCGACCAGAAGGCGGATCTAACGATGATGCGTCTTCAACAAATGGAGAACCAAAATGCCTTTAAAGCGCGGCAGTAGCCAAAAAACCATCAGCGGAAACGTCTCCGAGATGGTCCGCAAATACAAGAAAACTGGGTCGATTGGAACCAGCAAACCAGCCAGCAAAGGCAAAGCCGTCAAGCAGGCGGTTGCAATTGCTTTATCAAAAGCTGGAAAGTCCCGAAAAATGAAAGAAGGTGGAGTTCCTGGGCCAATTAAAGAAGTAATGCGCAAGGACGCCAAAGTCCCAACCAAAATTTATTAGGAGTAAATCATGCCCCGTACTTATCGCGCTCCCACATCCCGGGAAAAAGCCAAACTTGAAAAATCTCGCCAAATGATGGAGCGTGGGATTCAAGGCGAAGGTGACTTTTTGTCTAAAATTTCTACAACCATGGCAAAAGCAGCCCGCGATGATCAGAAGATGGCTAAGGAGATGTATTACTCTGTGCCGGAACAAGCCCGAGAGGGAGAAGCTTATCAATATGCAGGATACGAAGAAGGTGGAGAAGTTATGAAGTCTTCTCGTCCTCGTGTTTCTAGGTATGAACAGAAAAAAGCTGAACAACTTATTAGTGAAAAACCAAATAAGATTAAATATGACTTGGAAGAAGAGCGGGAAAAATTAATTGTAAAAAATCAAAATAATTCCAGGCCGTCTCAATATGACCAAAAAATGATGGAAGACTTGTTGCAAGGCTATAAAGCAGGTGGAATCGTGGATGTCCGTGGTCAGGGTGCCGCGCGTAAGACTAAGGGTTGCAAAATCACCTAATGGAACGCTTGGTAGAGCAACTCTATAAGTTCATACGATCTCGTAAACACGAGATCGGTGAACAGATGATTTATGGCGGGGTTAAAGACCACGCTCATTATCAGAGCCTGGTCGGCGAAGTCCGGGGCCTGCAAATGGTCGAAGATGAACTGTCAAGATTTTTAAAGAAAGAAGAAAGCGAAGAATAGGTATTAACCCTAACCTCGCGGCGGATGCCGCGCAATAACGGAGAAATAAATGGGTGAAATGACTGCATTGCAAAAAAAATGGGCAGACAAACGTACTGCCGAACAGAAGGTTGAGGAAGAACTGGCCCAGGAGCGCCCTGAAAATATGGATCAGAGCGTTTTGGCCCGAATCCCTAAGCCGACTGGTTGGCGAATTGTGGTCCTACCATTTAGACCGCCTAAGAAGTCCAAGGGTGGGATTGTTTTGTCTGAACAAGCGGTAGAACGCCAACAAATCGCTACGGTTTGTGGCTATGTTATAGCTACAGGGCCTTTGGCTTATGCCGATCAGGACAAGTTTCCTGACGGCCCGTGGTGCAAGGAAAAGGATTGGATTGTTTTTGGCCGATATGCCGGGGCAAGAATTGGCATTGATGGTGGAGAGATCCGTATTTTAAACGATGATGAAGTTCTGGCCACAATCGTGGATCCGGAAGACATCACGCACATGGTCTAAGGAGAAAAACCATGCCAGAAAATGAAGAAGTGCAAGAGGAAGTAAAAGTCCCCAGTGGGGAGGACCAACTGGAGTTCAACTTGGGCGAAGACGAGCAGGGCGCCGAAGTTGTGCTCTCCGAGGATGGGAAGGCAGAGGTTAAAGTTTTAAACAATGAAGAATCTCAGCAAGCCCCCGAAAAAAGCGCGACCGAACACGAGGAATACAGCACCAAGGTCAAAAAACGTCTAGACAAGATGACCGCAAAACTGCGGGAAGCCGAAAGAAGGGAGCAGGCGGCGCTTGAGTATGCCCGCCAGGTTCAAGAAAACTTACAGGTCGTGCAGCATCGGGCGCAATCCCTGGACCAAAACTATCTGACTGAGTTCAAGAGCCGGGTTGATTCTCAACTGGCTATTGCCGAGGCTAACCTTCAAGATGCCGTAGAGCGAGGCGACGGAAAAGCAGTGGTCGAGTCCCAAAAACTACTGTCTCAGCTAATCCTGCAGCAAGAAAGAGCCAATCAGGTCGCCGCCCAGCGCCAATACCAGCAGCAGGCGGCACCTCCTCCGGTTCAGCAACCCGTCGCCCAACCAGTTCAGCCCCGGCCAAGGCAAGTAGACCCAAAAGCAGAATCTTGGGCGGAAAAGAACGAATGGTTTGGCTCTGACGAGGTCATGACCAATGGCGCTTTTGCCATTCATGGACAACTGGAACGAGAAGGGTTTGACTTGTCAAGTGAGGAGTATTACGATGAGCTTGACCGGAGAATCCGTAAGGAGTTTCCGCACAAGTTTAGGAAGCCTCAGGTGAACACCGACGTTGACGCCCCGGGTGTGGCACCTGCAACTCGCGGTAGTACCGTGAGCCAAAACGGGCGCAGGTCCATCAAACTAACACCTAGTGAAGTGGCCATTGCAAAAAAATTAGGTGTCCCCCTGGAAGAATACGCTAAGTACGTAAGGAGATAGTCATGACTGATCAAGTGAAAATTGATCGCACAACTCGTGCTGCAGAGACCCGCGAAAAAACGGGACGCCGCAAGGCATGGCAACGCCCTTCGGACTTGGATGCGCCTCCCGCGCCTCCGGGATATCGGCATCGTTGGATTCGCAAAGAAGCTGCTGGGCAAGACGACAGTAAGAACATTGCAGGCAAACTCCGTGAGGGGTATGAACTGGTTCGTGCTGAAGAATATCCCGACTTCGTGGTTCCTTCGATTAGAAATGGTGTGCATGCTGGCGTCATTGGCGTTGGTGATGTACTCCTAGCCCGAATTCCTGATGAGACGGCGGAAGAGCGCCAAGCGTATTACGGAAAGCGGACTCAAGATCAAATTAGGGCTGTTGATAATGACTTGATGAAAGCAAACGCTCACGACACCATGCGAGTAGTCAAGCCAGAAAGACAGACTAGAGTTACCTTTGGTGGCCCTCGTAAGGCCGAAGACTAATTTTTTGTAAGGAAGATTCAAATGGCTAACGTTAATAAGCCCTTTGGTTTTCGTCCTGTCGGCAAAGTCGGCAGTAATTACGATAACCAGGGTCTAACGCAGTACAAGATCTCCAATAACTACAACACTAACCTGTTTCACGGGGATGCTGTTACGTTGTCTGGAGGTTTTTTAGCAATTGCCACAACAGGTAGTGCATTTGTTGGCGTTTTTCAAGGATGTTTTTTTGTAGATCCTACAAGTGGCAAACCTACGTTTAAAAACTTTTATCCAGCAAACACAGCACAGGATGGCATTGTTGCATTGGTTAATGACGATCCTAACGCTCAGTTTTTGGTGCAATGCTCTGGTATTGCAGCAGCAACCTGCGTAGGTCGAAACGCTGACTTGGTAACTAGCTCTTCCGGTAGCACAACTACTGGTCTGTCTGGACAGCAAGTTGGTGTTCCAGCCACTGGCAATGCTACATTTCCTTGGAAGGTTGTGGGCGTAACCACTGTCGAAGGTGACAATGATCTTACCGCCGCTCACGCTGACTTAATCGTTATCCCGAATAACCACCTGTATAAGGGTGGCACGGGCACTGCAGGAGTTTAATCATGGCAATTTCACGTTCCCAATTAGTACGCGAACTTGAGCCCGGTCTAAACGCCCTGTTTGGCCTGGAGTATCGCAACTACGAAAACGAGCACGCTCAAATTTATGATGTTGAAACTTCAGACCGTGCTTTTGAAGAAGAGGTAATGCTTTCTGGTTTTGGTAACGCTCCTGTGAAGGCTGAAGGCGCTGGTGTTGCTTATGATGATGCGCAAGAAGTTTACGCAGCACGTTATACGCACGAAACCATTGCACTGGCATTTGCTCTGACCGAAGAAGCCGTAGAGGACAACCTCTACGACCGTTTGGCAGCGCGTTATACCCGTGCCCTGGCTCGTTCAATGGCACAAACCAAGCAGATTAAAGCGGCCGCTGTTTTAAATGGTGCTTTTACTACCTCTACTGGTGGTGATGGCAAACCGCTTTGTGCCCTGGATCATCCTACTCTTGGCGGTCCAGATCTTAAAAATGAACTAACTACTCCAGCGGATTTATCAGAAACTTCCTTGGAGCAGGCTTTGATTGATATTGCAGCATTTACCGATGAGCGCGGACTAAAAATTGCTATCAACGGTCTAAAGCTGATTATCCCAAAGGAACTTCAGTTCACGGCAGATCGCATAATGAAGTCTACTCTGCGTGTTGGTACGGCAGATAATGACGTTAATGCAATCAAAAACATGGGCATGATTCCTCAGGGCTATGTCGTCAATCACTTCTTGACCGATCCAGACGCTTTCTTTATAAAGACAGACGCTCCTAACGGCATGAAAATGTTTGAGCGCGTATCGATCAAAACTGGTTTTGAAGGCGACTTTGACACCGGTAACGTTCGTTATAAAGCTCGTGAACGCTATAGTTTTGGATTTTCAGATCCGCGCGGCATTTTCGGTTCACCCGGAACACCGTGATGTAGTAAAAACAGGGGGTTGAAAAACCCCCTGTTTGTTTTACGATTTTTAAGACTAGGATTTTACTCGTGCCGCCTGACCTAGCAGACTTAGTAGAGAAGGCACGAGAATGTGCTACTACACGAGGAAAATATGGGAACTACTACTTTTTCCGGACCAGTCAAGGCCGGAACAATTCGTGACACGACCGGAACTACTGTTGGAGATGATGTAGCCAACGTAGGCTTTGCTTTAATGGCTCAATCAGCCGTTATTGACATCATTGGCGCAACCTCAAACAACCAAGTTGTTGCCACTATCCCCGCAAATTCACAAATTGTTGACGTTATTTTGAACGTTACAACTGTTAACAACGACACCGGCACGGCTACTGTTGTAGTTGGAACTTCGGCGGACGCGGATGCTTTTGTTCCTTCTACAAGCGTTAAAACTGCAGCTACTACTCGTGGCACTCTGGACACCGAGGCCACTAATGTTGGAACTACTGACATTCAAGTTTTAGTAGATTTTACCGCTCAAAATGGTAACGGAGCCGCAGGAGCAGCTACAGTCACCGTTCTGTACATTCAGAACAATAATCTCTCCTAATTAGGGGGCTGCAATGAGCGCAAGCAATATAAGCTCGGTCACTAAGACCAGCGACGCACAGGCTATTGCGGGACGCACACGTGTAGCGGGAATTTATTTCACGTGCACTTCAACAGCCTCTTCTTTTTCATTAAAGAATGGCACAACTTCTTCTGGAACAGCTTTAGTAACAATTAATACCCCAGCCTCTGCTGGCGCATATGACATTGTTGTTCCAGACATGGGGTTTTTATTTGATGAGGGCGTCTTTATTGATGTAAATAATGCAGAGGTTACAAGTGTTACCTTGTTTTTTTATGGCGGAGCAGCAGCTTAAATGACTAAGTCAAAAGGCATGGGTATTGCCACCTCTGTGAAGTCGGGCAATTTTCGCCCGACTAAGCAGGGTGCTGGCATGACTGCAAAAGGCGTGGCTGCATATCGCCGCGCCAACCCAGGCTCTAAACTTAAAACGGCGGTGACTGAGGATAAGCCTACTGGCGAAAGAGCCAAGCGCAGGAAATCATATTGCGCAAGATCTTTGGGCCAGATGAAACAGTTTCCCAAGGCCGCCGCAGATCCAAACAGTCGTATTCGTCAGGCACGTAAAAGGTGGAAATGTTAATGGAAATGATGCTTTGGAATATGGTGTTGACCACTCTTTTAGGCGTCTTAGCCTACATAGGTCACGAAAAGGCTTCAGAGATCAACAGGCTCAGTATCCTTTTAAACAAAACTCGGGAGGAGGTAGCCCGTGATAACGTCACTCAAGCAGAAATTAATAAGCTGGTGGAACATCTTGATTCAAGGTTTAACCGCCTTGAAAGTAAAATTGATGGGCTTATTCAAAAGGGGTAAGTGATGGCCAAATCAGAACAGACTCGGATGCTTGAAGAGTCTAAAGTTGATGAAAATGAAGATATTATGACTCGTGGGATTCGTAAAGGTCTTCGTGGTTTAATGCTTGGCGCAAGCAGAGCTGGAGATTTTGTTAGTCAAGGAATTGAAGATCTTAAGTCTGGCGCTCAAACTGTTGGCGATGATATTAATATGATGCTTGGGACTCCTCGTGGCCAAATGAAAGAGGAATACTTAGAAAAAAAGTATAACCGTCCTAGATATAACGCCGATCAAAGACAAAAAGCTGAAGCAGCCGCAGAACTATTGCGTGAATCCCGTCGTGGGCAACGGATGAAAAAGGGTGGCAAAGTTAGTTCAGCTTCTGCCCGTGCCGATGGTATTGCACAGCGCGGTAAGACCAAGGGAAGGATGGTTTAAATGGCTATAGTCAGTTCATACCAAGCTGAAAACATCAAAGAAGGACCGTCTGGCCGTAAGAGAAAGTACCGGTCTGCATCCATGTCTAAGGAAGATGGGAAAGCGAACATAATGATTGATGATGAAGATGACAGCGGCCTCAAGAGCAATTTTTATAAGTACAAAGACCAAGAAGCCGCTGAAAAAGATTACGATTTGTTTAAGTCCGAAGCTGAAATGGATATGGGATTTCGTAAAGGCGGCAAGGTTAGCTCAGCATCTAAGCGAGCTGATGGTATTGCACAACGTGGTAAAACGAAAGGCCGGTTTGTTTAATGTACTTAACCAGCAATATTCCGTACTTCAAATGCTGGGTAAGGAAAGAGTTTACAAATGGACACCAAAGAGATCACGGAGAGTATTTGCATGGACTGGC